CAGCCCAAAACAACCAGGTTTTATCTATGAGTGGAGATGTTGGTGGATCTGTGACGGTTAGCATTACGCCTATGAATACTGTTGATGGCGGTACAGAAGTAGTGATGGCTGATGTGCAAGTTCAAAACGTCCAAGGTGAAATAGATACTGCCATTGGTGGCGTGATGACCCAATCAGAGGCAGATCAGATAGCAGACAAGATAATTGCTCAAAATATAGAGGCCCAACAAGAAGAAATGCAAGAAGAACAACAAGCTAC